CCTCTTTTGAATGTCCCCTCCCTGAGCATAGGTATCTACACAACTTTGTAGCAGCCAACGTGTAAGCGCGCGTCGGTTTTGGCACCACTTGACGCATCACTTGGCACCAGCGGTGCCTACTGGAACCATCAAACTTTAGCGGAACATTTGGCACTTAATAGCCGGGCGCCTTCCCTATCGCCCGCCAGTGGATCGTTGCCCCGAAGTTCATCGTGTCGTTAAACAGTCTGAACTGCGTGTTGCTGATCGCGTAAGCGCCAGCAGAGTTGGCATCTCCGTCTGTGGCGTTGGGAGTTACTTTGTTGCCGAAGCAGTTGTAGACCTCAGCAAAGGGTGTAGGGAATTCAGCGGCAGCAGTTGTGCCATCAGGTGGGCAATAGCCATTGCCCCACTGCTCCAGAAACCCGGTCGCCTTGTCCAAGCGCCAACCACTGGGCGCCATTAACGCGGTGTTCTTGTCTTGCTTGGCGGCCAGCGCGGCGTCGATCACCGCTTTGGTGTAGGCATCGCCAATGCCATAGCCGGCTAGGGTGATGGCATTGTTGGCTTTCTGCGCCAACATCCCATCGGTCTCAGGCTTGGTATAGGCATTCAGAATGCCGTAGCCGGCCAAGGTGCTGGCCTTCAGTGGATAGGCCGAACCAAAGGCCTGAATGGCCTTGAGCAGTTGCGTATTGTCATCCTCGTCAAGCGCAGGCAGGTAAGCCAGGATAAAGTTGGCTAACTCTTCCTGGACCATGTTCAGCCACTCGGCCTTAAGCGGCGTGGGCGCCACGCCACCGGTCACGGTGCCATAACGGAACAATCCAAAGGCGGCGACCAGTTCGGTCCAGCTGGAAATTCTCTGCATGTTAAAGGTCCTCGATGCCGGCCACGGCGGCCGGCGCCACGTAATGAATGGCGTTGAACAGTTGATCCACACTCGCCGCCACGACCTCGACAATCTCCTTGCCGAAGCCCAGCATCACGTCGGTGTATTCCGGCGCATCGCGCTGCAGACGGCAGTCCAAGGTCGCCGCCGCCTCAGTCCCGTAAGCCTCTACAGGCGCCGACGCAATCCAGCTCCAGGGCCAGCCGGCCCCATAGAGAAAGTCGCCAACCTTGGCTGGGCCAACCCGAGCCGGGCGGAATTCCTCAATCTGGATTGGGATACCACTTTGAACCCCGAGCTTGCGGTAGTAGCTCAACTGGGGCGCGCCAGTGGCCGTCAGCTTGTCGATCACCGCCGCGCGGCGCTCTTCAAGGGTCTGCGACCCCGGGACTACGCAAATGTCCGGCAGCCCTAGATAGCCCTCCCACACCGGCAGCAGGACAGTCGCGGTCGCCGGGTTTAGCTCCAGCAACAGCGCCTCGCCATTGCAATCTGCCCGGGCCAGCTCAGGGGCCAGCGCTGCCATCGTCTGCGCTACATCTGGCTGCAGCTCAAGATCGAACGCAGGCCCCGGGGGCAACAGCTGCTGCAGCTGCTGTAAGTAGCTCGCCTCGGTGTCGATCACGCCCATGTGAACACCCCTGGCACTGCCACTTGGCTAGGCCCCATCACCACGTCAGCCGCTGGCTCAATTAACACATGGTCGGTTTCTCCCGGGGTATTGCTGATCGCCGAACCCACATGCGTTTTCAGTAGCGTTTCACCCGGGCCGCCTTCGTCATCAATAAGAACGCGCAGCGACTTCTCAACAGCGGCGCGCAACGCTGTACTGTCAGGCGTTAGCCGTAGGCTGAAATTCAGGGGGCGAGCTTCCGCAGCCAGAACGTAAACCTCTGACGTAACCGGGCGCTTCTTGTCCAAATAGGCCTGAACCACGGCCACTTGGGCAGCAGTGGGAATGATTTCGGGATCGCCGTCACGCACGAATGCCAACCCAAACGTGCCCGGCCCCATCCACCGTGGTAACGCCCATGCCCGGGTGACGCCCGGAACCTGTAAGGCCCACTCCACAAAGTCCTCACCGTTGCCGACTTTACTGGGGTTTTTAAACGCGGCTTTGACCCGCGCACGCAGCGCCTCGATGCTTTCCTTTTCCGCACCACCCACGATGCCATCCGGCCCTATCACCGCCTCGGGGTTGACGCCCAGCACGGGTGTGGCCGCCGTCAGGATGCCGGCCTCGATGTTGCCCAGCGTTCCAACGTCCTCTGCCACCACCTTTAAAGTGGCCCCTCCAGCCATCAGCGTGACCGCCTCGGCGACCACATATTGCCGGCCATCTTTGGACTGATAGCGCTGGCCAGCGTCCACCAGGGCACCACTCGACCCCTCTACAGTCGCAAACCCTACAGCAGCAACGGCCGGGGTTTGGCCATCATCCAGGCGCCAATCGGCCCAACTCAGCAACATGGCTTCGTCGCAGGTCGCCGGGTTGGACTGGCGGGCAATCCAGTCCTGATAGCCATACAGCTCATACACGGCACCACTCAGCGCGCGGGCGGCCACCTTGGCATCAGCCCGACGCAGCGCGTCCGGGGCGTTACGTTCAAAGTCAGCCTCCGTCCGCTTGATCAGCGCCGGCAGCGTCGGAATTTCATACCGCATTGATCAGCCCCCATGTGTCTTCAAAATTCAGTTCCAGCGTCTCGCCGTTCTGCTCGGTCAGCATTACGCGCAGATCCATCCGGTCATTCCCTTGGCGCTCAGCCGTTACGGTAACGCTCGTCACCACTTCGTCATCCACCAACCAGGCCAGCGCTTCCTCGGCGTAGGCCTGGGCATCCTTGAGCGTGTCCGCTACCAGTGTCCGGCGCTGCAGCAGCCACAGCCGCGACCCAATTTTGTCGCCGGCAACGGATGGCACGCAGTCCGCCCACCAGCCTTTACGGTCGCTATCATCCACGGCGTCATCCGGCCCTGCGCGTCGCCAGGTGAACAAACTGATCGTCACAGAGCGGCGCAATAAATCCTCACGGCTCATGCACCACCTCCGACCGGCGGGCCGCTTTGGCCACTACCCGGCTGAACATCGGAGTGCGGGTGATTGACCTGGCTGACACCGGCCGCGACCTGATCGCCGTCCGACTCAATACGCCCGGTGCTGGTGATCAGTGGCGTATCGAAGTTCACCGAGTCCGACGCCTTGATATTCAGCGTCACGGTTTCCAAGTCGATCACACGACCGCGCTTGAAGTGGAATTTGTCGCCTTCGTCGGTATACAACGCCACTTCGCCCGGCTTGAGCCCCTGCAGCCGAAAGCGCCGGTCGGCCACCACAATCACCACGCCATGACTACGATCACCCCCAATAAAACCAGCCAGCGCCTCGGCGCCCGCCAAGGGGGAAGCCGTGAACCCGTAAGGCTCCAGGTGCTCCATGTTGTCTTTGACCTCGCCAGCCAACAGCCGCAGCTGCAGGCTTTGCAGCTTGCTGGCCGAGTTACCCAAGGCCACTACCCCACGCGCAAGAATGTTCGCGATTCCGTTTCTCATGGTGTGTAGTCCGCCGGAATGAGGTATTCAAAGTTGTCCGTCTTCTTGCCCTTTTTGAGCTTGCGCTTTTCATAGGCATCGTTCGGCTCAGGCAGGAAGGCCTCAGGTGGCGCCACGCTGATTTTTGCCGTGGTACCGCCCGACTCGCTCAGTTCGTAACTGATTTCACTGATCAACACGTCACGATCCAAACCAATCAAGGGATCGATCAGCCGCGCAATCATGTTGTGCCGCCACAGCTCGCCGCTGCTTTGCCGCCAACCTTGAAGCACGTACTCCACCGTCAAGGCCTTGCCGACCGCATTGGCCCGCTCCCACTCGACCCGCCCGCGCGCAATGGCGTCAGTCGTCTGCCCTGATTGCTTGATGACTTTTACGCGACGGCGCCTGACCCGCTCGTCAACAATCCGCGCCTCGACCTCAGTGGCCTCGGCCCCGAAGCTGTCATCTGTACCGCTGCGCTGGCCCTTGCTGACGTACTCGGAAAACACATTGGAGAAGTCCAGGTTGGCATTCCCACTCAGGATGTTTTTCCCCAGCTCCAGGGTGTCAGTGGCGCGCCCAGCACTGCCCGGGCTGGCAATGACTAACCGCCCCTGACCATCGTCCGTGCTAAACAGCCGAGAAATAGTCAGCAGCCGGTCGATGCTTTCAAACGCGGTTTCCCCTGGCTCAATCGTGTGGTCTTCAATGTTTTGCGTCACCGTGGCGTCATTGATCACAGGAATTTTGTACTCGCCGGCAATGGCGGCAACGATCTTTTGCACGCTTTGATTGCGCCACTGCCCGGGCGTATTGATCGCCGCGCAGTCCACCAGATCCGCCGTGCGCGAACGCCCGGTAATACTCAGGGTGATGGACTCACTGTCGTAGCGAATAGGCGAGCCGAACACATAGCCCGTCAACAACAGATCCTGACCGATGCGCACCTCAACCTCTTCGCCCTGCTGAATCCTGACCGGGACCGGACCACCGCCCGGCCATTGCCAAGTGATACCCAAGGTGAATTCCCGGGCCTGTCTTTCAAGGCCGGCACTGATACTGACGGCTTTCCAACCGCCGTAGTCGTGCCCGCCAACGCCCAGGGTGACGGCATTGGAATCATTCATAATTAGGTTTTCGCTACTTGAAGTTCTGTCGCCGGCACAAAGCCCGGGTGACGCACACGGTTACGCGAAACGATCTCGCCACTGCGCAGCGCATCGCCATACAACGCATGGGCCAGAACGAGCGACGAAACAGTTTCAGCCGGCGCATAAGCGCGCAGGCCTATCCCACTGCGTGCCACTTCGGTCAAGTGGCGATCAAGGGCAAGCCGCGCGCCGCTCAGCGCGCCAAAGTGTTCTGGCTGGGTGTCGCCGGCAACAGACCACAGCGCGTCACTGATGGCGTCCCTCACCTCTAAAACGTCGTCTGCAATCGGCACATTCGTCACGGTCGAACTACCCGCCTCAACCGTGGCGCCTTGCTGCGCCAGTTGCACATCGAGGTCGGCCGGATCGTTGACACCTTCGGCGACCGCTATCGGGACTTGGGCCATATCCAGCAACAAATCCAAAAGCGCCGCATCCTGAACCAGTCCGATCACCGCCGCCTGAACCGCCGCCACATCTGCGTTATCCGTAACGGGCGCCGATGCTTGCAAAGACGACACCGCCGAAGCCTTAGAGCTGCTGCCTGTAAACGAACCATCGGCGCCGTAGCCGCTGAACGTACGTTCAAGGCTAGAAATATCACTCAACAGGCTGGCCGAGAACGCCCCCGGGGCGTTAACGATCGAATACACAAACGAATCCAGATCGCCCGCCAAAGTGGTAAATGGCTTAAGGAAGCCAATACCAAAGGCATGCGCACTGGATACTGCCGAACGCACAGCGTTGACACGCTGCCGCGCCAAATCAACGGTGCCCATTGCCGCGTTGAAACGGGCTTTCATTGACTCCAGCAGAGTCGGCGCCTGCTCAGCCAGCAAGCGTCGGGTATTAGGCGACTGAACCGGAAAGGCCAGCATCCCGTCAATAAACATCAAGCTAAATCGCACCATGCCCAGCTCGTTACGAGCATGGGACACTTCGCAATCGCCCGGCGTTACCGTCATACGCCCAAACCACGGGTGGACCAACTCACCGGCCCCAGGCGTATCCAGCGCCGTCAGCAGCTTGTCACGTTGCGAAAGGCAGTCATCCCCCGCCACAAAGCCGCTGAACTTGTATTCCCGCGTACGCCGCCCCAGGTCTTCGACAAAGGGCTGATCACGCTGGGGGAACTCATGCACTTGCGTGCGCCGGCCCACGTTTACGCTGTCAGCATCCAGCAAGAACGGCACCCCCCGAAAGGAGGCGCCTTGCCTTCTATCGCGCCATTCACTCATTGCGGGTTACTCCCTGACAGCGAGCGGTAGCCCACCCGTGGTGTGATAGACAATCCCGGCTGATTACTGGTGCCCGGGTCAGCCCGGAAACCTTGTGGCGCATTCTCAAAACGCAACACCATGCCGCCCTCCAGCTGCGTCTTGGCATTGGCCGAGGCTTGCGCAAGCAATGACTGGCCGGGCGACTGCCCAACAGCAGACACCAGCGGGCTCGGGGCCATCGCTGCACCACCGGCATTAACCAGCGGCCCCCGCGAACCCGAACTACTCCCGCCCGTTGACACGATCCCCAGCTTTCCGCCGACCCACTCCCCCATCTGCATAAGCGGCTCAAGGTAAGGCTTGATCCGCTCATACATGCCCTTGAACCAAGCCACAATCGGGTCCCAGTTAGCAATGATCATTGCCATAGGGGTGTAGGAAAACACGCCTTTAAACAGCTCCCACAAGCTGGTCAGCGGGCCGCCAATCCGCGCCCAAATCGCCTCAAAGTACGGCGCAACGGTCGACCAGTTGGCAATCATCAGGCCAGCAGCTAGTGCAATGACGCGAACCAGCATGCCCACCGGGCTCATGCCCACTACAGCACCAAACACTTTGGTGGCCACCGTCGCCGCCATGACCGCCAGGCGCAGCACACTGAATCCGATAGCCGCCCCTAACAAGCCCTTAACCAACCCCGGATTAGCGCCGGCCAGATCACCCACCATGCTGATCATCGGCCCAATGGTTGCGATGGCCTCATTGAGAGGCGGCAAAAAGATGTTGCCAATCGTGATGCCCGCACTGGTCAGGCGGTTGGTAAGCAGTTGAATAGCGTTGGCCGTAGTGGCCGACCGGGACGTGTATTCAGCCTGCATCGAGCCGGTGTATTGCGCTTCGTCCCCGGCGTTCCTGAAGTTCCTTTTCAGCAGATCGAGGTTGGTCAGCATCGGTGCAATCGCACCTACCGACTCAGTTCCGAACAACTGCGTCAGAAGCCCGGCCTGCTTGGTTTTATCGACCTTTGATATACGGTCGAGCACATCCAGCATCGTGCCCTGTGCGTCCTTCTGCATGCCCTCGGCCAGCTTTTTGGTGTCGATCCGCAGAGCCTTAAAGGACTGCATCTGCGACTTGGTGGCCGATGATCCTTTGGTCAGGGCCAGCATGAAGTTTTTCATGCCTGTAGCGGCCACCTCACTTGGCACACCAACCCCCGCCAACGTCGCACCCATTGCCGCAATCTGGCCAGAAGCCAAACCGGCAATTTCCCCCAAGGGGCCGATGCGCGTCACGATGTCGGAAATTTGCTGCGCGCTGGCCGGGCCGGTGTTGCTCAAGTAGTTGATCTTGTCGGCCAACGCGACCACTTCCGGCTGCGTCAACTTAAACGAGGTTCGCCACTTGGCCATCATTTCGCCCGACTGATCGGCCGTCTGATCGAAGGCAATGCCCATCTTTACCGCATCTTGTGCAAACGCCTGCAGCTCGGCCCGAGGGATAGATGCTTGGCCACCCGCTGCGACAATCTTGGCAATCCCCTCGGCGCTCATCGGCAGCGCCTCAGACAGATTGAGCACGTCCTCGCTCATCTGCTTGAACTGCTCAGGCGTGTCGAAGTTAACCACCTTCTTCACGTCAGCCATGGCCGATTCAAACTTTATAGCTTCGTTCACCCCGGCGATGAAAGGGGCAGCAAAAGCACCACCCTTCGCAATGTCAGCAAAGCCGATATTCCCCAGGCCCGAGCTGTCCATTTGCCTACGGAACCCGGCCACTCGCCGGCGAATGCCAGCAAGCGCAGGCGATAGCCTGTCGACGCCGGTAATCAGCGCCTTAAGCTGGAATCTCTCTGCCATGTCTACCCCGTCGCGCCGGCTTCGCTGATGCGCTGCGCGTGCTGCAAGTTCTCTTGCAGCACATCAAGCGGGCGATTCATCATGTTTTCAGGATCGACCTTCCAGAACCAAGCAAGGTCGTACACGGTTCCCACCAACTGATTTAGCTCGGCGCCGTCTCCGCCGGCGGCGCTGAAGCCGGCGTCAAGAAAAAACCAGCAACCGCCCACGCCAGATTGTTCAGATCGGCCAGGTCCAGCTGGTTGACCGAGGGGGCGGGGATAGCGCCACAGACCGCGATGTACTTGGCCGCCACATCCAGATTCAGCGAAACCTCTTCATCCTTACCGATGGCGTAAGGAAGCGTCTTAATGGCTCGACACTCGGCAACGGTAGGGCGCCGCAGCTTGATACTTGTGACTTCTTCACCGTGCGCCTGAATCGGCGAACTCAGTTCATGCTCACTCATTGCCATGCTCCTTTGATGCCGTTCCATTCAAATTCAATCGTGCCGTCATCGCCCTTGGCGGACGGCTCACCAACAACGTATGCACCCGAGAGGACATAGACCCGACCATTGGCCAGCTCGGCGGTGATCGTCGAGTTCGTCGCCGCCATGATTTGTTTGATCGGCAGATCAGGGTCATCAATAGCGGTCAATTTCACATAGGGCGGCAAGTCTTCTTCTTTGAAGAATCCCGGGGCCACGGTTTCGCGCTTCTTGTCACTAAGCGGACATTCAACGCCTCCGGTAACGGTCAACTGCCCACCGTCTACCTTGGCGTAGACGGTGCCGGCTACTTTCTTGCCCATTGCGTTCTCCCACAAAAAAGCCCGCACTTGGCGGGCTATGGACGTTTGTTAAATCAGACTGCGTACTGCAGTCGGAATTGATACTGCAGCGCGAAAACCCGCAACTGATTCACAAGGTCAGGCGGGAACAGCACGTTCAACCGATTCGGGTTGGTGGCAGAGCGCTCGACCACCAGGTACGTGTCGAAGGCCTCGGCATTTTCGACAATGCCCAGGCGCTCCAGCGCGTAATACGCGGCGCTCAGCTCACCGCGGATCACGTTCGGCGTCACGATGGCCTGCCCTGCACCAAAGCGCGTTCCGTCATTGGCCAGCTTGTGCCGGCCGTATTTGCTGGTCACGACCGACTTTAGGTAGCTGATCACATACGCAGACTGGTGCAACGTCTCGCTGTCCAGGTAGGAATCATCGGGCTGATCAAACGCATTACGCTGATAGCTGGTGATCCCGCGCTCGATGCGCTGCGCGCCGCCACCGTAGAACGCCGTTGCAACACCGTGGGTCAGCAGTGATTGGCGCTCCGTCAGAGTGAAACGCTCACCGGCCGGGGCCGGTGTAATCCCGGTCATCTCGCCAGTCTGGGTCGGTCGGGCCGGATCAGCGGAAATAAACACCGCCGTCCGGGCCGCGTAGGCTGCTGCCACACGCCAAAACGGATCAGGGCAACCAACCTCAAAGCCATGAATAGTGGCGTGCTGATCGTTACGCGTAACGCCGAAAGCCACCAGTTGACCAAGCGTCCCGCGCTTGGCGGTGTACAGATGGCCATACAGTTGCTTGGCCCAGCTCCAGCGCCCGGTGGAGTCGTCCATGAACGATTTCCAGGCATCGAGGGACGTGGCATCAGTCCACGGTGCACAGATGAATTCAAAGGGCTCATCGCCCAGCGTGGCCAGTGCCTCAGCCACATCCGGGGAGCCGGCACCCTGCGCCATAGCTGCCAGCGTCACAGTCAAGCCTGCCGGTGTAGCCTCGCCGTTATTGCGGCCGAGGCGGTTGAGCTGCAGCGCAATATCATTACCGCTCTCGCCTGACCACTTGCACGTCAGCGTCACGACACCCACTGCATTGGTCGCCACCACCGGAAGGCCGGCCGCGTTAACCGCCGCTACTACCGCTGCAGCCACCTCGGTTGGTGTCGCCCCGTTGACCACCACAGCGCGCACCCGGGCTCCCGCCACATACAGATTCAACACGCCCGCTTCGGTGGCTGCGCCGGCGATGGTCACAGTGCCCTTGGCCTTGGCGCCCTCACCCTTTACCGGCAGACACCAGACTTCTCCTGCAGGATCGATACGGCGCCATGTGTCGTACATCTGCGCAAGCATCGAGCCCGAACCGCCAATGTTGACCGCCAGGCTGACGCTAGACACCAGCGTCAGCTTGCCCACTTCATCAGCGGTTGAATCATCGTTCACCTGAGCCACGATCAGACGCGGCATGCTCGACGTGGCGCTGTTCGCTTGGCTGTTATCAACCTCGGCATAAAACAGCGGCACCCGAATATCACTGGGGATGTTGTTAAAGCTCACGCTCATCAGGTTTTACTCCCCTTAACGGCCTTGGGTTCGACCAGCTCCGGTGTCGATGCTTCTTCCGGCGCTTTAGTCTTGATTACGTCTTCATCCTTCAACCGACGCTGCCAATAGGCATTGTTCGGCACTAACCCGCCTTCCTCGGGCAACAACTGGTAGTCCTTCTCCGGGTCAGGAGCGGCCCGGCCCTCGGCCGGTTTCACATAGATTCGCGTCACTGGGGTAAATCCTCGCGCGTTTGAAATTCGACACGACCGTCAGGGCGGCCGCTCTTGGAAAGGTTTTTATCGTTTAGGGGGTCGATAAAGTCGTAATCGATGTTCAACCCCTCCAGCGGCGGCAAGCCATCCGCTTCGCGCTCCTGCCAAGTCTCTGCAGGATCAGTAGCGCGGTTACGGCCCAACTGAAAAGCCGTCACAAACGAGAACCGATAGACCGCCTTGTCGCGGCTGTTAAGCAGCATTTCCCGGCCGGTGTACTCAATCGGGTCGTAGTCAGGATCAGGCGAGAACCCCACCAGAGCGCGGCACAGTTCTTTGCGCACGGCGTCCACCAGATCCCCCACCGCCAACCCGCGCTCGTCGCCAGAGCGCTGCGGGAACACCACGCACACGTCAAATTCTTCACTGACGTCCTGTACAACTTTGTTTTGCGCTTCGGAAGGATCGGCATGCTCGTCGGTCAAAACCAGATAAGCCGACAGGGCTTTCAGGTTTGAACTGCGCTCAATGCTTTCCCAATCAATCCCGCCGGAAACGGCATTGGCGAAACTGGGGCAGTGCGCTCGCAAGTGCATGACCAGGGGCGTTACTTGCATAAAATCACCCGCAACAAAAACCCCGCACGGGGCGGGCTTTTATTAATTAAGACTGCTGGCAAAAGCACTCTGCAAGATGGCGACAATCCGGTCATTGCTCTTCTGCAGCGCGTCTTCCATAAAGTTTTTACGCGGTGCGATCCGCCAGCCGCGCCCGCGATCCTCTTGCCGGCGATGGCCTCGCGTGCGCGTGGCTCCGTTCCTGACGCCATAGTGCAAGTAAGCCGGGTAATACGCTTTCATGCCGGCAGTCTTGTCCGGCATGATCCGCACCATAAACCCCGACTTACTGACCCTAGGTTTAATCGACTTGGTAAGTTGGCCGGTTCGCTGCGCGGGATAACCATCCTCGGAGGTACGCGACTTGGCCTTGCCCGTGAGCTTGCGAGCCTCCTTTTGCACCAACCGCCCGACCTTGTTGAAACCCTTGCGGATTTCTCGCTTGTCGAAGTCCAGCCGCGAAAACGAGTCAGCCCCTTCAAAGTGCAAGTAGGCCGATAGACGTGGTTCTGTCATAACTCTTCTACCTCCAGCACCGTAAAGCGACGCTTGCCGTTGAGGTGCGAGCTACGCCGAACCCGATAAACCGTGGCGCTCTCGCCATCCCCCACCACTACCTCCCAATCTCGGGTTATGCCGTTACGGTAACGAATGGTGATCCGATGGGTCAGGATGCTGTCAGCCTGGACACTGCCCGAATACAGCGCGCTGCCTACGGGTTCAAGCTTGGCCCACGTCTGTTTCTGGACGGGAAAGCTCGACTCCAGGTCAGCATTGGCCATGTTCGGCTGGTCGTCCCGATTCCGCAGCGTGACCCGTGTGTCCAGCTCGCCAATAGCTGGTTCATTCATAGCGTGAACCAACGGTAAGGCCCCAGCAGTGCATCCACTGCCAACGGCAAAGCCTTCATCCCGGCCGCATCACTGACAGCCTCTCGATGTTCGTACCAGTGCGCCACCAACAACAGCATGGCCAAACGCACGTCGTCATCCAGCACCAGGGCATTTTCGGCAGCACCTTCCGGCAACTCGGTCGCCTCAATAAACAGGCGCCCGGTTTTGTTCTGAGCCAGCTTCCAGGCAGCACGCCCGTAGGCCTGCAACAAGATGTCTTCGCCGGTATGGTCGTCATCAAGGCGCAAATGCTCCTTGATCAAGGAAAGATCCAGCATCAGCGCACAGGGGCCACTTGCGCGGCCCCGCTCCGTATTAGGCGGCCGGCTTGCCTTGCAGCGCCTTGATGGCGGCGGTGTCTTGCAGCACCACGCCGAAACGTGTGAAAGCAAGGAAGCCCACTTGTCCGTACTCGGCAAAGCGCTCGACCAGACGTTTCAGGGTCATGCCGCGAACTTCGCGCAAAATCAGCTGATTGAAGTCACCGGCATACATGAACTTGTTACCAGCACCGATATCCGCAATCGCCTGATCGATCACGTATTGCTGTTTTAGAATGGTCGCAGGGCGCTCAGCATCGATACCTGGCAGCCATAGCGGGCGGTTGTTGCCATCGACCATTTCTTCAATGGTCTGCAACGTCGAATCGTTGAACGCCAGGCGAAATTGCGGAGCCCCACGGTAGGCTGGGTCAATCGAGTGAATCAGTGCGTTGATTTCCTGCCAGGTGAGCTTGGTGGCCGCCGCCGTCACTTTACCAACAGACGTCGACACTTCTAGACCGCGCGGCTGTTCCGGGGTAGCACCGTTAGCTGCAGCACCCGTGCCTTTAACCAACAAGCGCGCCCGGGTACGGCCTTGACGGCTGCCGATACGGCCAGCCAAGAAGCCTTCAATATCAACGCCTGAGTCGGCCAGCAGCTGTTCCGAGACGCGGATAATCTTGGAGCTGATGGTGTAGGAACCCAAGGTGCCCATACCAAAGGTCACGTCACCTTCGGCGGCGGCTACGTTCTCGCCAATCAGCTCGCCCTCTTCGTCTTCGCCATTGCCGATCACCCAGGCAATCGGCGCACCGTTATCGGTGGCCAGCAGCTGGGCCACCGAAGCAATGCCGCCGAAGGCGCGCAACGCCTCGACCACTCGGGTTTGCAACGTGGTCGGCACGGTGTAGCCGCCCGCTTCGGGGCCGGTTGTGCCCTGGGCACGCATTTGCATGACCATCGAGCGCTGTTCCGGTGTCAGCTGGTCGACGCCATGACGCAGAAAGGAGGAAAACGCACTGCGCTGCTCGGCGTCCGGCCCTTGCAGATCATCCGCCGGGGTGCGGTCGTTGCGGTTTTCGCGGCGCGCACGCTCTTCCACAAAGCTCTGATCGTTATCGCGCAACTCTTCTTCGCGCTCGATCTTTTCCTTGATACCGGCCAGCTCGGTGCGCATGGCTTCCCACTTGCTACGCGTCTCGCCGGTCCAATCGGCGTCTTTGGTGCTTTCGTGCAGGCTGCGCATTTCCGCCGACTTAGCGGTGTACAGCGCTTTCAGTTCTTTCAGAGTCATACAGTTCCCCAGGGTTAAAGGTCGATCAGGTTCAACAGGCGCTCGCGGGCGTCGCGGTCGAATTCGCCACGGGCTTCAAGGCCTTCGTTTTGTGCCTGCTTCCAGGCGTCCAGCGAGCGCTGTGCAGCGCTTGAATCGGGGTAGGCCGGAAAAGATACTGGCCCGACGTCGCGCAGCTCGGCGACCTTGTAGATGGTGCGAATGACCACGCCGTCTTCTTCGTGCCAGGTATCGCCCCCCGGCGCCACGCGCATGGCGAAGCTACTGCCGGACATATCGCCACGGGCAATCGGCGCGACCACTAGGTCACGAATGGTCAGGGTGTCCGGTGTGTCGATTTCGTAGGCCAGGCCGCGCGCGTCGACGCTCAGGCGCAGCGTGCCGCTGGTGGTGCGGCCCAACAGATAGTTGGGGTCGTGGTTGAATAGGCCGCGTGTGTCCTGCGTTAGCACCTCGTCAAACGCGCCAGGGGCGATCAGCTCTACAAAGAACCCGCCCAACAAGTCGCTGCGCGTATTGAACACCGCCGCATAACCGACGATCTTCGGTGCGCCGGCCTGACCATCAGGCAGCTGGACAGCGCGAAGCTCGCACTGCTGCGCGGGCAGCATGCGTTTTTCAATTTCACTCATGGGGTTATTCCTGTTTCGTGACGGGTAACGGCAAGCCATCTGCACCGAGAAGACGGGCATTGACGTTGATCAGCATCGAATCGAGGCCAACGATTGGGTTCATGTCTTCAAAAACCCGTACTTCGTTGCGGGTCATCCAGCCATCGAGAATCGCGCGGCTGTAAAACTCGGCGCGCTCGGTCGGCGTGCCGCGCAGCAAACCGGCCAGGTTGAACTTGACGTAGTAGCCAGCCAGGCGCTCGGCGCGGGTGAACACCTTGCGGTTAATCTCCTGCTCCCAGTTCACAATCCACGGCATGATGGAGTGCCGCACGAACTGAATGGCCTGCTCGCTGATGTTGGAAAAGGTGGCCTTTTCCAAGTCGTTGATCATGTGGGCCGGAACATTGAACATGCCCGCGATTTCGCTCCGGGTCAGCTTGCGCGTCTCCAGAAACTGAGCATCCTCGGGGGCAATGGTCAGCGCCTTGTAATCCAGATCCGCCGGCAGCAAGAGCGTCTTGTTTTCCGACTGGCGCAACTTGCTGGCCGCGTTGGCCCAAGCCTTTTTCAGACGCTCCCAACCGTCTTCTTTAACATTGCCGCTCTTAAGGGTGATGATCCCGGTCGGCCGGCCGCCCCCTTCGAAAAACTCTTTGCCGTAACGCACGGCGGCCAGGCCGAGGCCGATGGTTTCGGCATTCTGTCGAATCGGGCTGATGCCCTCCTTACCATTCGACCCAATGGCCCGAACATGGATCATGTCTTCGGGCGCTACCGCCAGCGGCTTGCTGTCGTCATCCTGGGTCGCGTAGATCCAGCGACCGGCGTTTTTGACCAGTTGCGTGCATTGCGGCTGACATAACTCAATGCCTTGCAACTCGCCGCGACGACCGCGCACCAGGCGGCTGTAACCGTTGCCCCAGCCCAGCGTGTGCGCCTGCTTGGTTTCCCGCCACTTGTACGACGTTTGCCACTGATTCGGCTCGTCGTGCAGCAGGTAGTGCGCCGGGTGATCGGTGCCGGGCATGATATTGCCGTCGACCTTGCGCAGCACGTTGATCGGCAACTGGGCCAAGGTACTGGACAGTACATAGATACAGGCGTAGACCGCTGTTAGCTTCTGCGCCGTCTCGGGGCTGACGTGTATGCCATTGCCCCCACTCAGCAACTCGCCCAGCTCCTGACTGCTCAGAGACACTGCTGGGTTTTCCATGCTTCGCCGTTCGTGACGGCCGGAAAAGATCACGACCGCCCCCACAGCCAAGCGCCTGCCATCAGCAACACGCCGCCGGCAATCAGTGCCACACCGGGGCCGAACTGGACATACAGCCCAGCCACCAACAGGCAATAGCCTGCCGCCCCGAGCAAATCGGGAAGGTATTTTTTCATAGGGTTACATCGCCAGAATGTCGTCGTCGGTAAGGTTGTCGAGTAAGCTTCCCTCGACCTGATCGGCCAGCATTGCGCGGCTCATGGCCATCAGCACGGCGACCATGCCGTCGATCTTGCGCAGGTTGCCTTTGCCTTCGTCTTCTTTCATCGGGGTCAAACAACCCCGGTATTCCTTGGCCGTCACGTTGCCCGCCATCCACGACAGCACCGAGTTCTCCGGGTGGTTGAAGCGCCGCGACACCAGGGCCGCTTCCACTTCGCGCATCGGCATGTTCATCGTTTGAATGCCCCCGCCGACCTCGACCACTTCCGCGCCATCCTCTTGCAGTTGGTGCGCCAGTTGCGTGGCCCGCCACTTGTCGTAGGCGATTTCCTGTATGTCGAACATCTTGGCCAGGTCTTTGATGTCATCGCGGATTACGTCGAAGTCGGTTTCTTCGCCGTCAGTGGTCAACAGTTCGCCATTGATCACCCAAGTTTCGTAGGCCTCCTTAAACGTCACGGCGCGCTCTATCGCACCCTCCGGCAAGTAGGAACGGCAGAACACCGTCCATACATCCCGGCCGCGCTCATCCTTATCCTTGAACACCAGGGCCACGGCGGTAATGTCCGATTTACTGGCCAGGTCGACACCGACCCAGCATTTTTTCCCCCGGAATTGCTCCAGGGTTAATTCCGGGTTTCCACAGGCGGCCCAGTCCGACATGTTCAGCCACGCAGAGCGCGAGCTAACCCACACATTCAAATGCTTGGTTTTGAATTTGTTTAGCTGTGACGGGTAACGCTTGGCGTTTGCCTGCATTCGCAACAGATATTCATCATCGACCGACACCCCGAAATTCGGGTTGGCTTTGCGCAGCACCTTCGGATCTTGCCAGTCGTCGCCCTCATCAATGGTGTAGATGATGCCGAACAGCTCTTCGTTCTCGATCCCGCCTTCGCCCAGGGCGTGCAGCAGCATGTCTTTCACCTGGCCGCGTTGCACATAGCAGGGGCCAGCCAGGTTATAGCCGGCCGTGGTGATCACGAACATCAGCGGATGTTCGCGGGCACCCATGCCGGTGATCATGGTGTCGTACAGCGCCGACGACGCATGTTCGTGGTACTCATCGACAATCGCGCAGCTCGGTGAACTGCCGTCGCCCGGGTCGCCAATCAGCGGCTCAAATCGGCTGCCATCCTCGGGGATAGACAGGTTCATCACCATCAGCTCGACGCCGCACTCTTCGACCAACTGAGGCGTGTTCTTGAGCATCAGCCGGGCCGGACGGAACACCTCTAACGCCTGATCCTCGGTGGTCGCCCC